GTTATGGCAGACAATATATTGAAGCATACAGCACACAGGATCAAACCAATCCTGTGGCCAACGCTGAAAACTTGATGTCATTTAATAACACAGGTATCAGCAATGGTATTAGTATTGTCACTAATGGCACAACACTTACTCGTATTACAATGAGTAATGCTGGAGTATATAACATTCAGTTCAGTGCTCAGTTAAATCAAACATCAGGTGGAGCACACAACGCATTTATTTGGTTAAAGAAGAATGGTGCTAATGTTGCCGACTCAGCAGGTGATACCAGAATTGCTGGCAACGGTGATAGAATTATGGCAGCGTGGAACTATATTGTCAGTGCGGCAGCAGGAGACTATTATGAACTTGCTTGGGCGAGTGATGGCACAGCAGTTGTTTTAGACTATGTTGCGGCAGCAGGTGTGGTGCCAGCAATCCCCAGTGTTATTTTAACAGTAGTGCCAGTAGGAGCGTAATATGGAATTCACATTGAAACAATTAAGTTGGATAGTGATAGGCAGTTTGGGTATTGGTGGCACTGGCTATCTATCATTAAATGAAAAGATTGATGCTTTAGATAAGAAGACTGCCATCATACACACCAACAGCGAACACCAAAGTAAAGCATTAGAACGCATTGAAACAAAACTCAATTCACGGTAATAGTCTTTAAATACTGGTATGAACAATAACAGATATGTCTACTGGACATACCACAGCGAATACAAAGGTGCCAAAGATTTTATAGATCCACGAGTACCTTTAGCAAGACAAACAGGTTGGAAAAAAGTGCATGGAGAATACACAGATTATCCAACACCAGAACCTGATAACTATAATCGTGCCATAGTAACCAAAACAGCCACGGAATGTTTGTTAATCAAAGACCAAGTTATATATTTTGATTCACATCGCAATCATTGGATCACACTAATGTATGTGCCAGAATCACAGATTAATGATGTTGACATTTGGATTAAATGCTGTAATAAATCAGCAGTTTGGTGTCATCTCAAACCTCCGCACATAAACAAAAAAAGAACTTTGCTTTGGACACGTGACAACATCAGTGATAGAAATATGACTGACAATGAACGCTTGTATACCATGGGATATTTTGATGAATTAAAGATTAAATACTTTAACGATGACACAGCATATGTTGATTCGTTATTGGGTAATGCAAGAGCAATACTCAAAGATCCAATTCCTCTGGAATTGGATGATACAGACTATTGTGATAACTAGTCTGTGTGTTAATTTAATAGTAACTCTTAGCCCCCTTGGAAACTTGGGGGCTTTTTTTTGTCGTAAATCATACTAAAGTATAGGTAGTTATACTTTCGTATTAGTTGACATTAAATAACTTATATGCTATAATAATATCATGAACCAAGACTGCTTAGAACAAATTAGAATAATGTATCAACTATACACTGGTGCGGACATCAGTGATGCTATAAAGATAGTGCGTGCCGAAATGACTGCGGAAGAACAGAGACATGAACTTCAACAGGAATTACTGGATAAACAGCGTAAATTAGAAGCATTGAGATAAGTAATAATGTAGGGGCGAAAAAATTGTTTCCTGTAATAGAAAACCTTTTGTTATTTGCCAAAGTAATATATCCTAATATGTGTTAGCCCTTACATAACACAGTTGCAATAACTGTGTTTGAAAAGCCCCAAGTTTTTAGGCATTCTTGGGGCTTTTCTTTTGGCTGAACTGATGTTGATTTATATACGAAATAATGCTATAATAACTACACACTGCCGCTGCGCGAACGGTTTTCAAAATATTAAGATCTCCAAATCTTATATTTTTCCTTGACTTTGCTAAATACATTTGCTATAATACAGCATAGGCAATAACAAAAGGAGACCTAAATGAAATACAATGAATTTAAATCTATAATGTGGATGCAGGGCATTGACAGCGAACTCGTTGAAGCATGTCATGATTTCGTAGTTAAAGAAAATGCTTGGTGCTTGCTTCGTCCCGGTGAAAAGAAAGTTGACACTGACAGTTTGGGCTACGCTGAACTCAGTGACTTAACCACATTTGAGGCCTGTATCAAAGAAATTAAACATTCAATTTGGATGAGCACCACAGACTATGATGCACTTGGCCGCAGTATTGAAAAACTTCGTCTTAAACAACTCAAAAAAAATCCACACAAATATCTAAAACGAGTTATGCTCAAAGCGTTTTACTTACAACACGGAACACCATAATAAAAGGGGCTAAGACCCCTTTCTTTGAATGTGTTATATAAATACATTAGGATAGAAAGTATTGGCAAATACAAAAGGTCAAAGTAGAACCTATAAATCTACATATTACAGGAGGCAGAGATGTCCGCATTAAAAAACACAGCACAGTGGTTAGACAGTTGTCAAACCAGATTCAAAAACATGTATGATAGTAAGTTGGATGAAAATGGTTATCCAGCAATAACTAAAGCAATGAAAAACTTTGACGACAAGGGTAGTTTCACAGTGGGTGAAATACAATACTTGTTCAACAGAAGTCATCCCCAAGGCGCACTACCAAAATACAACACGCATCGTGGCTATAACAAAATACACGGAGAGATGTTGGAGTGTCCATTAAAGGATTTGATAGCATGTAATATAGTTAATTGGCGCACTGGACAAAATGGTGTAATGCAACCTATGTTTGCAGCCGCAATCAAAAAAGAAACAAGTTGGGAATGGCGCATGGGTAATCTACGTGCTCAAACCAATACAGCATACAATGACTTGTTTGGAGCAGTAAAATGAAAGTTCAAATAATCAGCGATAAACTTGGTCATTTTGAATATGACATAGTCAGCATTGAGCAAGACGGCTACGAAATATTCCAGTATGCCAACATGACTTTTGGTGATTACGATTGGCAACAATATCAAGTATATGATGATGGCACAATAATACAAACTGTGCTAAATCCAAACTTCTTAGAAGTAACAAGCATGGTAAAGAACAATGACCTCGGGGATGAATGATGGATTCATTTTTTTCCGGAACAGGTGTGCGTTTAGTAATAAGGCATTCCTTTTCTCTTGACTCCAACAAACAACAAATCTCTGTCAAGAGATACACGAAGTGCTTCTGTTATGAAACGCAATAAGCACCTCTGGTGTGCGTTTAGTAATAATGTTAGTATATATAATATTATATGTCTTATTACTAAAAGCACACCGCAACTCAACAAGCAGTATTACTAAAAGCACACCAAGAAAGACAAATATGAGAGTAAACCAAATAGGTATAACAATATACGATAACAAACCCACACTGCCAGCAAATCGTTGGTATGAAATTCCTGACATTAAAACTGATGTCAAAAACAGATATAAGATTGAACTAAACTTCTTACATAAAGGTAGCCCAATCAAACTTAGAAGTAGTTTGGTATGGCCACCCAGCCAATTACGCAGATTGAGTTATTGGAGAGATAATCAACAGTTTTATGAAAGTTGTATTGATGTAGCCAATAACCTAAACTATGAAATACGCAGTGGTAGAATCAATGCTCAAATCCCTGCACTAGTTGCAATGCCAAATATGAATGAAAGTTTCCAAACAGCGGATAAGCGCAAACACTTCAAATGGGTAATGCCCCAGGAAGTCAGTGCTGTTGTGGCAATAAGGCAAATGGTTAGTCCAGAGTTCTTTCAATGGAAAATACGCTGGATGGCCAAAGACTTTGAACATGAATTTATATTGGATCAAAAATGCAGTGCAGATGATGTTGCAGGACGTAAACAATCCTCAGTTAGAATATACAAAGGCTTTCCTGGACCACACTCAATCAAAGATGCATTGATAACAGCAGACTATAACAATACAAATTATATCGTTAGTAATACTACTGATGAAGCCTATGAAGAGTTCAAACGCAGAATTTTATATCTATTCAGTGTACAAAAAGAAGATGAAGCAAGAGCAGTTATGAATCAGTTTCCCACATACACTGAACAATGGAATAGTGAAGGTTAACAGTTATCTATATATAGAACTAATCATATAAATAAATAACATATAAAGGCAAATAACAAATGGTAAACAAAACAAAACCAGAAAACAAAAAACAAGTAGGTCAATGGAGTTGGAACACAAAACGCCTAAATGAAAAAGTCATACGTCTAGGTCCAGATGAATGTTGGCCTGCTACTAACTTTGCACAAACACAGCATGGTCCTCTATTTGGCTGTCAAAAAAATGGCATACCACAAATGACACAGGCCTGTAGAATCTTATACAGAGATTGGTTTAATGAAGACTGTGAAGAAAAAGAAGTAACACATGCCTGTGGATCAAAGACTTGTTTAAATCCAAATCACTGGGAAATCAAACCCTTAAAGAAACATGGTGCTAGACCCAACAAAATAATCAAACAAGCCACAATGAAACCAATAAAGAAAGACTACTTCTAATATGGTAATAGCAAAAACAGACCTATTCCGTCTTGCTAACATGGACGATGATCAAGAACGAAGATTACATAATTGTTGTAATAAATTTGCTAGTAAAATAACATTTCACAGAGAACTTGAATACTATGAAGTAGAATTCACAGATGAAGCATGGGTATTGGCCAAACTCAGCGAACCTGAAATAGATAGATTTTTAAAGGTATAATATGGCACGTCCTTCTCCAAAAATAATGCTGACAGCAGAAGTAGGTGATGGCTCAACTTGGGATATCATGCAGGCAGAAAGTTACTATGTAGTCACATACAAAGACAAACCCTGCGGAGTTAGACAACATGTCAACACTATGACTACACAGGGATTCAAATATCAAAAGTTATCCTATACTAATCTTGGCAATGCAAAGGCACAGGTTAGAAGACTTAATCATAAGTTTGGCTGTGAAGACTTTGATGTCATGCAGGTAAGTTAATGAATACTGGGGGTTCGTCAAGTTCGGTTAAGACAGCAGATTTTGATTCTGCCATGCACAGGTTCAAATCCTGTACCCCCTGCCAAACTAATAAGTTCACATATGATTTTTATCTTTCTTTTTCGCTGACTGTAAAAACATATAAATAATACAATAGACTGGAACCATATGGCCAATATAAAGAATCCCTTAAACGAAGTAAGACAACCTTTCAGCAAGATGAGTTATACTCCTGATGTGCCTAGTACCGCACTTGGACCTAATGAATACAATGAAGGTAGTAATGTTGAAACTGATGTTCGTGGATTGAAATCAGTGTTTGGAGACAAAGAGATATTGGCCACAGTGCCTGGCACTCCTATATTTGTCACTGGCAGTTATAGACAAGACGGATTCTTTTGGTTTGTTGTTGCCAACACAGCCGGAGATTGGTATGCCAGTAAAGACTTAACTTGGACTAAGATCAATCCCAACGTTGGTGCTACCATACAGCCCTCAATCACAGGTTATACACTGGCAACTAATATCACAGAATCATGGAACGGCACAGTGCCAGTGTTCAATGACAATGTAGGTAATCCTATGTTTTGGCCTGATGAAGGCACGGGTGCTCCTGTAATGGTTCGTTATGGCACTAAGACAGAACTGGCATTTACAGCAATAACATACCCAACAACAGGCACAGTAAGAATAACCTTTACCACAGCACAGGCAACAATACCTTTTGATATTGGTGGCTATGTTCTAGTTCAAGGTGCTACCACTGCGGCATTCAATGCTAACTGGAAAGTCACAGCAAGTACAACAACCTATGTAGAGATAACCTGTGCTTTGACAGGCATTACATTAGGCACAAGTTGCACTGTCAATCAAAGTTATGTGTGGAACTATTTGCCCACAGTATGGAAAAGTTTGAAAGCAGGCTTTCTGCGTATGTATTCAACACCAAATGTTGGAAGTATATTGGTTGCTGGAGATTTAACAATTACAACCTTAGACAATGTAGCAACTAGGTTCCCTGCCACAGTGCAATGGAGTCAAAGTTTTGGCTTAAATCAAATGCCCTCAACATGGGAACCAACAATTCAAAACGTGGCCAACCAACTTGAAGTTCCATTGCGTGGACCTGTTCAAGATGCTTTTCCCAGCAACGGACAACTATTCATTTGTAGTTATTGGGACACAGTTGTGTTCAGTCCATTAAACTATTCAACAACATCAGCACCAATCATTGGTGTAAGATTGTTTAACACTGGTCGTGGACTATTGAATCCTGGTTGTAGTGTTAATACTGACAGAATGGTATATGGTATTGATGCCAGAGATATATGGGTATTTGATGGTAATGAGTTTACAGGTCTAGGTAATCAACGTGTAAAGAATTGGTTCTTTGACCAAGTTGATCCTTTACATACTGATAAAATATTCATGGAAGTAAACACCAATAAGAATCAAATTGAAATATACTATCCAACCACAGCGGCAACAAATGGTGTGCCAAATAAGATGTTGGCATACAGATATGATTTAGATATATGGAATCCCCCACGTGATGTCTCAAATGCTATCTCCACTGTGGAAAGTCCAGTATGGTATTATGACACTGGTTCAAGTACTTGGAAGAATGACCCAGCAAGTAGAACAGTTGTTTATGTTCAAGGTGCTGCCAGTAAAAAACTTGTTATGAAAGATCAAGGCACAGCGTTTCTAACTACTACAGGTAATCCAAATGGCAACATAACATCAGTGTATAGACAAAACAATATCAAGTTATTAAAAGACTACAGCGGCAAGATGATGGTTCATCGTATCCTACCTGAAGTCAACAATGTGGATAGCCGTGGCGTAGTCATAGTTCCTTCAACAGGCAGTATTGACATTACCATAGAAGGTGCCAACTCAGTGGGATCATCCAGCAGTGTATCAACACCAATAACAGTGACATTAGATACAAGTAATCCTTGGGCGCAGATTAATCAAAATGCATTCCGTGTAAACAACATTGAAATAAGTGATGTAAGTTATACAGACACTTGGCAATGTTCAGCAATAACATGGCAGTACACACAAGTGGAAGATGATAGATAATGAGTCAATATCCAATAGACAATCCTGATGCTGTTGTTGAAGCAGTTAATTATCTTCTTAGTGGACCAACAGGTTTAGGACAAAACTTTGAAGGCGTAAGTAAAACTGCTGATCCTGCCAACAATGTAGTAACATCATTTAGATATGATATGCTTACTAATGCCATGGCAGCACCGTTTACTAATAATGTTACGGTCACAGGTAATGTCGCAAGTCCAAGTAATGTTAACTATTGGCCACAGTTAAGTAGCATAGACTTTTACCAAACAACACCGCCAGGTATCACAACTCCCAACGTTGTTATCACAAATATTACAAGTGTGACTAACAATATCATTGATGTAGACATTACAGTTAATAGAACATACATTACTACTCCATTGACTACAAACACGGAATTTATATTCACAACTAATGGTCCTGAAAACTGTTTTGCGTTAAATCAAAAGGTAACAATATCAGGAGTGACTCCAGCAATATACAATGGAGATTATAGAATAGCAGTTCATAGTTCTGGTCCATTTATCAGCACACTGCGTTTGTTAAGATTAGATGGTGCCCAAACATGGACAGCATATTCTTCAGGTGGACAAATAAGTTGGCAACAACAAAACATAGTTACGGACTTGTTTGCACCTGTCAGCGTGAATGGTCCAACAGACAGAGTGTTTATTACTTGTCAAGCACCTTTTAAAGGATATATCAACAATCCTACATATACTAGTATAGATCCTGGATTAGATCCTGTGACCTATGAATTAAGAATAAACAGATATAAAGCAAAGAATGCTACAACATTGCCCAATGGAGCATTAGCATTTCCATATGTGTATAATGGATACGAATGGGAGTTGGATGGAAACTTAGTTACGGTTCCATATACATTATTTGACACTGTGATATATGATGGTTATACATATTTTAGACCTGAATCGTATACATTTAATAATGTTATAGACAATCCTGGATTGGGATACTTCTTGTATACGTTTGAGATATATTTTAACAATCAATATTATGATCCAAACAATCCAACAACCAGTCCTAACATTCAACCTATTGCAATAGCATATTATGGATTTAGAAGTTTCACAGCACAGGTTATAAAACGTTAAATATAAGATTAAAGGAAAACAAAGATGGCAGTAAGCGACGCAGACATTCAAGCCTATGTTCAAGCAAACATTGGAAATCCAGCAGCCATTGCGGCAGCGGCACAGCAGTATGGAGTAAGTCTAGATGACTTGACTAGAGCAACAGGCTATGACACTGGCACGATTAATAATTACTTTAGTCAAGCAAATGTAACGCCATATTATCAACAACCTCAGCCACAGACTTATACACCTCCTGAGCCTCCTCAAGCACCAGTTGCACCCACAGTCTATGCACCGCCAGCACCCGTTGAACGAGCACCAGTTTATCCAGAACCAGTTGTTAACTATTCCAGAGGCGGTGGCACAGTATTAGAAGATACATCATTTGGTAGTAATGTTGGCAACTTTGGTGAACTAGATTATTTCTCACAACCACAGACTAAAACACAGGCAGAGCCTCCTCCTGCTCCGGTAGAGATTATTCCACCAAGACCCATTGCTCCTGATATTAAATCACCACTAATGTATGAGCCACCTGCTCCTCCACCTAAGCCACAGTATAGCGCACCAATGGCGCCTACTGCTCCAGTTGCTCCAACGATAACTCCTGTAGTACAGCCAAAGAGTTTGGTAGAACAGATTTTAGGTCAAGGCACAACAAGTAAATGGACTGGTGAAGGATTTGGAAGTGCAGAAAAGAATGCCGCAGACATGGCAAGGATCTTAGGTGACATTGGTATCACAGACATCAGCCAGTTCGGTAAGATTGTCAAAGAAGAACCAACATACAGTTATGATGAACAAGGTAATCAAACATTTACAGGCAATCAAAAGATAGAAACGTTTGGTAATAAACTCACAGGACAAACTGTGGGTAATACCTATGGTGAGCGCCAAACAGGTGACGCATTCGGTGGCACTTATACTGGTAAAGGCAACACAGGTTATCGTGTTCAGTTTGATGACAAAGGTAATCCATATTTCTATACATCAGCACAGAGTAGCAGTGATGCAGGACAATGGATGCCCATAGTTCAACTAGCCTTAGCAGCCACAGGCGCAGGCGGTTTATTGGGCAATGCATTATTAGGCACAGGTGCAGGTGCAGTAGCAACAAACGCATTGGGCAACGCTATCATCAGCGGAGCACTAACAGGCGCTCAAGGTGGCGATGTTCTTAAAGGAGCATTGTTAGGCGGTGCTGGTGGTGCATTGGGTGGATACCTACAAGGTGGCACACCAACAGCCGGAGGCGGTAGCAGTATATTCGGTGGTGCCATAGATGGATCAACAGTTAACTTTGCCGACCTAGCAGAGACAGGTGTTATTGATAGTTTAAAAGCACAGGGTCTAAGCAACGCACAAATTGGACAATGGTTAGAGAATGCCAGTGCCGCAGACTTAGGTTATGTTCCTCCAGTAGATGCTATACCAGGAGCAGGCATTGACTTCAATGAATTGGCTGACAATGCTTTAATTGATAGTTTGAAAGCACAGGGATTGAGTAATCAACAAATTAGTCAGTTTATAGAAAACACTGGCGCTGGCACTGGCGTAGCACCAGTAACTCCTGGCATAGAAACAGTTAACGTAACTGGCACAGCCAATCCTGCTGTAACAGCACCCGTAGTTCCAACTATGGTAGATCCAAACATATTGGCAGCAGTTACCACACAGTTGAATACTAATTTAAAAACACCAGTTCCTGAAATAAAAATAACAGGCGATAAAGTAACAAAGACAGATGATACTACTACGCCAACAGTAACAGTCACAGGTGATAAAGTAGTCAAGCCAGTAATTCCTACAGTGCCTACAGTAGAAGTAGTTGACACTAAAGTAACAAAGAAAGATGACACAGTTCCAGTTGTAGAAGTAGTTGCTGATAAACCAGTTAAGCCAGTTGTGCCAGATGTTCCAGTTGTTGAAATAGTTGCAGACAAACCAGTTACTCCAGTTGTTCCTACAGTTGAAATTGTGGCACCTAAACCAACTTGTCCAAGTCCAGAAATGTTAATACATCTAGCCGATGGCAGTAAAAAGCCTGCTGGAGAATTAGCCGTGGGTGATGTTGTTAGAACACAGCATGAACATACCATGGCTTGGGGAGATCATCCTGTAACGCACACAGAGATTATTCCTAATGCACAAAGATTAAAGATTAAGTTTGAAGACACAGAAATTGTTTGTAGTTATGATCACAAGTTCTTTGATAAAGTAGATTCTTGGGTAACAGCCAAAGATGTTAAATTTAGAGATATACTCAGCGGTAAAGTAGTTAAGAGTGTTGAACAAGTTGAACCTGGTCCAGTAGTAATGATTACTATTGATGATGCACATACTTACATTTGTCAAGGCTTGTTAAGTCACAATAAGAGTCCATTACCTCCTGTAGTGCCTCCAGTAGTTCCTGAAATAGTTATAACACCACCACCAGTGCCACCAGTGCCACCAGTAGTGCCACCAGTTGTTCCTCCTCCAGTGATAGTTCCTCCTGTGGTATTACCGCCAGTGACACCTAAACCTCCTGTAGTTGTTCCTCCAGTAGTTACAACTCCTCCAACAACATTAAGCACAGGTGTTGGATTGAATCCTGGTATGATGGAACCAACACCGTTTTACAATACAACCAATGACGCACAAAGCAAATACTTCTGGGGTGGACATGGATTCCAAGCAGGACCAACATTTAACGCACAGGCATACAATGCAGTGGCAGCACCAGAAACACCATGGGGTGCTCAAGGTGTTGCGGCACCAATGAGTGCTCAAGACTATGAAGACATTATTGCTGGACGTTATACTCCAGAACAATTTACTCCAGCAACAAGAGTTCAAGCATATGATCCAAGTTTGGCACAGGCTCCTGTTAACCAACTACAAGCATATACTCCTCCAGTTGCAGGACCTGTAACACCAACAAATTATAATATGACTTCAGCAGAAGTTCAACAAGTAGCCAGTGTATTAGGCAATGATATGGCACAGAGATTGGCAGCGGCAATGGCTGCTGGTGATATGGAAACTGTGAACAACATTAAAGCACAATATGAATACGCACTGATGTCTAACCAGAACCAAGGTGGTGGAGGTGATGGCGGTGGATCAGGTGGCGGTGATGGCGGTGGCACAGGAGCAGGCGCGGGCACAGGCAACGCAATGTAATGATGCTAAATAATACAAACAAGGAAAAGATATGAGTTTATTTGATGATCTATTCGGTGGACCAACTACCACAAAATCAGTTAACATACCTGCTAGTCAACAAGCAGAAATGGATGCTCTCAGCAAGTTCAAAATTGAACAAGCATTGCCATATTACCGCAGAGGTATGCAGGGCGCTGAGGACATTTACAATATCAATGCTCCTGGCATGCTACAGGCTGCACAAAACGTTGGCGGTATAGCAGGACAGGTTCAAGAAACAACTGGTGGTGTAGGCGAATCAGCACTACGCACAGGTGTTAGTGGCTTACAAAGTTTATTTGCTCCTGACTATGAAGCCAATCAAGTAAGAGCGGCATTACAGCCAGCACAGGCACAGTATATGCAAAACGTTGCTAACCAACAAGCACAGTTTGGTGGCGCAGGTAATTTAGGTTCTGCCAGACAAGCATTAGCAGGACAGAATTTAGCATCGCAGAATCAAAGTTTAATGGCTAACACAGCGGCACAGGTACAACGTGATGTTGCTGGACAAAGACAAGCAGTGGGTAATCAACTTGCTCAAATTGGTTATGGCGGCATGGATCGCGCATTGGCTGCGGCACAGGCCAAACAAGCAGCGTCAACAAGTCCAACAGATCAATACTACAAAAACTTGGCTGCTCGTTACAGCATTGCTCCAACATTAGGCACTACTCCATATCCTAGCGCAGTAGGCACTAGTGAGCAAAAAGGCGCAGACTGGAATGACCTAATTGGTAAGGTATTACCATTTACTCCATTCTTCAGTGACGTTAGGTTAAAAGAAAATATTAAACATGTCAAAGATGTAGATGGAATTAAGGTCTATACTTATAACTATGTATGGGACAAGGAACCACAAGTAGGCGCAATGGCACAAGATTTGCTAAACACAAAATATGCTGATGCAGTCAGTGTACACAGTTCAGGATACTATCAAGTAGACTATACTAAGTTGCCTGAATTAATTTAAGGAATAATAGATGGCATACCAAATGGATCAGTTCGGCAATGTGATTGGCGAATACGAAAGTGAAGAAGAACGCAGACTGCGTGAACAGCAGGAACTTAATGATCATGCTGTTCAAACACAGGAGATCAAAACCTACGGTGATGGCACAGTAGAAAAAGTCACTAAAGAATCTCTACCACCTGAACTACAAAGACAACAAGCGGCTTATAAACAAACTGTAGCACAGGTTGCTCCAGTAGCACAAGACCAAGCGGCTTATACAAGACAACAAGAAAGTGGCAACAATCCAAACATTGGATATCACTTTCCTGCCAACGAACAAGGACAAAGAACTAGTTCAGCATTTGGTCCATATGGTATCACAGATGCCGCTTACAAAGATATTGTTAAACAAGATCCAAGTCTTAATAAACCTATTACGGAATGGACACAGGAAGAACATGACCGTGGATATAATACATTAGTAGGACGCAATCAAGCCAGACTTACACAGTTAGGTATTGAACCCAGTGCAGGTGCATTACAACTTAGTCACTTGTTAGGTCCAGATGGTGCTGCCAGATTCATAAAAACAAGACAAGTAAGTGAAGCAGCCGCTAAAGCCAATGGTGGTATAGAAAGACTTACACAGATAGCAGATGGTCGCTTTGCAGGTGCACCAAGTGCTAGTTCAGGTGCGGCTCAACAAGCACAACCAGCACAAGCACAACCACTAGCCCCTGTAAGTCCTTTTCAAGAACAAGCCTTTCAAGAAGCCAATGCTGGTATACAAGGCGAAACACCACCACAACCTGCACCAAACAGTTTTGATGAGTTTGGCACACCAGTGTACAGTCAAGCACAGGCAGACTTGGATAATCATTTAAAGAATTATGAAACAATTCAAAGTAGTCCAGATGATCTAATAACATTTAGCAAAGATTCAACATTGCCACCATGGTTAAAACAACGTGCCCGTGACACGGCAGCAGATTTAATTATACAAAAACGTGAAGATGAAAAAGCAAAAGACAAAGCAGGCAAACTGGATGAAAATGAATTAGCCAGACTCTTGCGTGAGCGTAAAGGCGAAGGCAGCAGATTAAAAGGCATGTTATATGCGGCATTTGGATTAAAAGATTTAGCCAATGAAGAACTATACAAGTTAGGCATAGGCACTGATAAAGCAGATTCAATCAATAATGAACCAGTGATAGTTAAAGTTGCTGCCAATGGCATGGCCATTAATGGTATCAATACTGTTACAGGCAAAGAATTAACTGCTAAAGAAATTGCTCAATACAATGCTGACAATCCTCTTGCCACAGGTGGTAAAGGTTATAAACCTGAAGTAAGCGGAACTGCTTATGTTAAAACTGATGCTGACGGCAAAGTTATTGCTCGCGGTGTTAGAGTAACTGACACAAGCGGCGGCAAAACTAAGACATACATTGAATCAGGCGGTAAGAAGTTTGATATTAGTTCAGGGTGGGAACCAGAAAGTATTACTACAGCAACTGCCAAAGCAGAAGCAGGCAAGAAAGTTAGTCTTGCGTGGGATCCAATTATTAAAGCAGCCACTACCAGTGCTGATGAACTTACTAAAGCAAATATCAAGTATGGCACTGATGTTGCCATTGTTGGTTATGGTGCTCCAGGCTCATCAAATGCTGGCAAACCTATTCTAGTTGATCAAAAGACAAAACAAATTATTACTCCTGATGCTGAAGGTAAAGTAAGTGTTACACAAGGTGGTGGTATGCCAGCAGGTGGAACATCAGCATTAGAAACTAATGTTGCTATTGGTAAAGAACAAGGAATAGAACGCAGTAAGTCTAATGAAAAGTATAATGAAAAACTAGCCACTAATTTAGAAACTGCTCAACCACAAAAAGCAACTATTAATCGCTTGCAAGATGCCATTGATAAGAATCCAGAGTTTTGGGGTATTGATACAAACAGTCCAGCATGGCGTGCTTTCGTTGACTTACAAAGTAGCAATGAACGCAAAGGTGAATCATTGGATACGTTGGCACGTAACTTAAACATTCCTGCTAATAAACGAGCAGAGTTTGATCAAACAATGAATGACTATCGTAATCTACAAGTTAATGCTATTACTGGCAGTGGATTATCAGCAAGTCAAACAAACAGTGAAAAAGAAAGTCAGCGTGTTGTTGGAGTTGTAGGCAGTATTGGTGACAAGCCAGCGGCTGCTAAAGCAACGTTGGAATATGCTAAGGCAAAGATTGAATACACTGAGGCCAAGTCTAAAGCATGGGTTAAAGCACGTCGTGCAAATCCAAATCTTGATCGTATGGAATTTGACATTGACTTTGATGAGAATCAAGGTGCTAAAATATTTGAAGATGCTAACAAGCGTATGAACGATATTATGGCTGGTGTCAAAACAACCCCAGCCACAGCCGCAGGCAGTCAACAAACTAAAGTTATTGATGGTAAAACATATGTGTTTGATGGTAAAGGATGGAAACCTCTATGAGCGAATATGTAACTGATCCAGAGTTATTAAAAAAACTCAATGAAACTGAGTATGTCAAGGATCCTGAACTATTAAAAAAATTGAATAGTTCACAGGCAACTCCAGTTGCTCCGGATAACAGTCAATATAAAGATGCTGGCATATCAACATTTGCAGCCAACGCTGTTAACGCACTAACATTTGGTTTACCAGAATATCTTAATAAGACTTTAACGCCTGCAACTTATGCTGAAGGACAAAAGTATCAAGAAGCAAATCCATTGGCAGCAAATCTAGGCACAGCAACAGGTGAAGTTGCTGGCTTTGCTATACCCGCAGTTGGTGGAGCAGTCAAAGGCGCACAACTTGGTGTTCGTGGTGCTGAAGCATTGGCAGCAAAATATGGTCCAGCATTGGCAGCAAAGTTTGGTCCTCAAGTTGCTAACATTGCCAGAGGTTATGGCGGACTTCAAGGTAGCATAACAGGCGCAACAATGGGTGCTCAAGCAGGCGCGGCATTACCAGGCGTTGTTCAAGGTGATCCTGGACAAGCAGTGGCTGCTCCATCATTGATTAATCAATACGCAAATAAGATTCCTATGATAAATCACTTAGGTGCATTAACTGGAAACATTGTGCCAGCCGCTGCAGCAGGTGCTGCTACAGCAACACAATCATTAAGAGATAAAATGCGAGCATTAGCAGCCAGTAAAGTAATAGGACCACAACAATGACAACAGCAGAACAACTAACATTAGTGTTTAACAATAACTTTGTAGCATACTTTAGAAGTCATGCCGCACATGTAAACGTAACTGGACGTAACTTTAGAAGTGACCATAAGTTACTTCAAGGTGTTTACGAACGTAGACAAGCAGAGATTGATAAGATTGGTGAAATCTTACGCACCATGCAGGAATACATGCCCTGCAACATTATGGATGTTATCACTGATGCTACAATACCCACTGATGCCATTGAAGGCACAGCAGATGAATTGTTAGAAGCAGTGATGATGGACTTAGAACACTTGCTAGAAGATTATAAAGATTTAATCACAATAGCCAGTGAAGAAAACCTGGAAGAAATCAGCAACTATGCCCAGGACCAAGCATTAGATTTAGAAAAATCTATTTGGATGATTAGATCAACATTGGAGTAAAGGTTAAGACACCCTAATGCTATCAAGAACTGGAATGATTTTGTGTCTTTCTAATCCAGGCAACAACGAATAGGCAAGCGTAACTTGTACAGCATTAACTTAATAACATTATGAATAGAAAAGAAATTATTGAAAAGGAAGAAGAACTTATAGGCACTGACAACAGTCCTTATAAGGGAACTCGCGGTGGATATCGTGCGGGCGCAGGCCGTAAAAAGGGCAGCAGAGATCAAGTCAGTATTAGAAGTTTGTTGGGAGCATTGGATGCTCAAACAGGCGGACGTGATTATGAAGAACTATTAGTAGAAGACTTTCTCAACGCACGTAATGAAGGCGACAAAGCAACAACGCTGAAGTATCACAACCTAATATTAAACAAAGTTATGAATACATTGGCAAAGATAGAAGTAACAGACAGTGCCGAAGCAGTGGCAGCAAAACAAATTGCGTTTACACAGGCTTTGGCAAACTTGACTGGCATTTATCAAGAGGTCAATCCAGAAGAAACTGAAGAGGAAGACGCTGAGTAAAATCAGTATAAATAACAATATGCCGTTAATTAAATCAACTAGTAAACCAGCATTCACTAAGAATGTTAAAAAGGAAATAGCCGCAGGCAAGCCCCCAAAGCAAGCCGTGGCAATCGCATACGCTACTAAGCGTGCGGCAGCAAGTAAAAAAGGAAAATCAAAATGAAGTTTGAAAAAGTAAACCCAGCAACTGGCGCGGCTGCACCTGGATTTAGTCGCGGCACAGGCAAGTATAGTGGTAATCAACATATGAAGACCAACAGCGATGCATTAATCAACAAAGGTCGTGGACCAACAGTTGGTAATCACAGTGATGATGACAGCACATATCCAGATGCCGCTCGTGTTCCAAAGAGTGGACTAGGTAAAGAAATGTTTATGGGTTCAAGTAATCCACAAGTTCGCACACCAGGTGGCACTCGTGCTTGGGACCCAGTATGTGGACAAAATTATAAAGGCGATGCTGACAAGATGAATGTCGGTCGTGGCCCAACTAAAGGTAATCAACGATGAGCGCATATCAATTAGCCGGTCCTGTTATTACTTTATCAGCAAACGCAACACCAGCAACTGGTGATGTTACATTTGCTGAAGTAACAGGCAATCTAGCAGGAGCAAAAACTCCGTTATACTTAAAAGTAACTAACACCAGTTCAACTGTGCCTGTTTTCTTTGATGCTGAACTAACCACACTATCAGTGGCCACAGCAGGAACTGTTATAGGTGCTGGTCAAACCGAATTTATTCAAGTCTTGAACAATCAAGCATTTCAAACAGTTTATCTTGCTGCCAGTGCAGCCAGTGCTGTTACAGTATATGTTACACCTGTAACATTAGTAGGATAAGGAGAATAACATGACAGTCATAAGAACAGATTTAATCCCAAACATATACGCTAACTTAATTGCAAATGTTAGCAAAGCAAGTCCAGCAGTAGTCACAGTTCCAGTAATTGCTAGAGTTGTTAGCGCAACTGGCACAATTGGCACAGTTACTGGTTCAGGCACAACAGGTGCTCCTTGGACTGCTACACTAACATTGATGACAACAACAGCAGGACTACGCAGTGGTGATGTAATTACTGCCACAGCCGGCGCAGGCACTTTTGCCGCAGGTGGTGAAGTCAGTGTTAAAGCAGTAACTGGCAATCAAAGCATTACCATTAATAAAATTGGTGGAACTATTCCCACAGCAGGCACAGTCACTGATATTTCATTACCAGCAGTAAGCACATTGCCTCCATTATTGGCTAGTGGCGATGTTGTTCAAATTACTATCAGCGATGCTACACTTACATTTACACAAAGTGCCAGCACAGGAACTTTTCAAGTTGGTCAAACAATTACTCAAGCAACCAGTGGCGCAAAAGCAGTTATTACTGGTGTAAATTATAATGGTAGTTCAAGCACATTAAGTGTTAACACAGTATCCGGAACTTTTAACACAACTAATCTTGTTTCTGGTCCAATACTTGGTCAAACATTGACACCAATACCTGCTCCTACTATGACACCAACAGCAGTAGTAGGTATGACAGAATTATTAACTGCTGGCGTTAGTGGTAGTAATACATACTTCGTTGATATATTAACACCAACTACATTTGCGTTATATAGAAATGTTGGTCTAAGCACAGCAGTTGACAGCAGTGCATTTACAACAGCAGTAGCAAATACTGGTCAATACACAACTACTGACACAGTAGTTATAACAGTAGCACCATAAAAGGAAAATATTATGAAATCAACTAACCCAATGGGAAACAAAGAGATTAACCAAAAGCGTGGTCCTACAACAGGCAACGCAGGCACTATGACTAAACGTGATACTTATGTAGCAGAAAAAGCCGCAAGTTCAGGTGAGAAAAGTGTATTGGCTAAAATGGTAACAAGCGCACTTGAAATGCGTGGACGTGGACAAGCAGGTGTAACTAATCCAGCATTAGAAGGTGTTAGTGGCAATACCAATGTCGGGCCTAAAGCCAACTCAACTGCTAATGGCAGTAAGTTACCTGCAAAATACAAATCACCTAAGAAGTAAGGAACAACGATGGCAATATCACCCAAGTCAAGAGGCCTAGGCAATATAGGTAATATTGTCAATCGTCAAGGCATGGCGGCACCAACTCGTCCTGCTTTACAAATGCGAACACCAGTTCAACGACCTATGCCCAAGCCAGCACCAAAGTTAGCACCTCAAATGCAAACACCGGTTCAGCGTCCAATGATGCCGCCACAAGCACAACGTCCAAATCCGTTTAATCCTAGTCAACCTATGATGAGAACACCGGTTCAGCGTCCAATGCCACCACAGCCGATGATGCCACCACAGCCGATGACACCTCCACCACAGCCTTTCAATCCACAGCCTAATCCTGGACAACAACCATTTCCAGGATTAAGTGAAGCAGATATGATTAATAATTGGATAGAAGGTGAAAACAATCTTCCAGGAAATCCAGGAAATCCAGATGGCGGCTTATTCGGCGGCAATATGGGTAACATGGTAACCAATGCTGTTGGTCAAGGTTTTAGTGGAATGTTTGGTAATATGTTTGGTGCTCCAGGACAACAAGCATTACAAACAGGTATGCAAGGTCTTGGACAAATGTTTGGTAATCCAAATCCAATGGCCAGTGACTACGATGAATTAGAAGGTTCTAAATTCAATACTAATCCTAGCATGGGTGGTAGTTTGTTTGGTGGCGGTGGATTCTCAGGTTATTAATATGTCCACATATACAAAATTCAACTTACCCAAGACTAAGAAGAAAACAGAAAAGGCCAAAGAGCCTAAAATGATTAAACCACCTAAACCCAGTAAACCAGTTAAGCCTAAAGCAACACCAAGAACGACAAACAGTCGCACAGGTGCTGTAGGTTCTACAAGTCCATACTAAATAACTGTAAGACAATAGTCTTATTATAGCATAGTAAGCGGGGAAACAATAGTTTCCTTTGCTTATATTAAAAGGAATAGAAATGAACAAGAAATTATCACCACCGCCTACTCAAGAAGTAGCCAGTCCCTGGGACGAAGAGCCCACACAACAAGAAATTATTGATGTAGCAGAACAAGTTGCTGGCATCCAACCAAAGTCAACTAGCACAGCAGACTTTGACCTTGATGGCTTAATGACAGACTTCCCTACAGCCAAAGAACTAGAACGATTTGTATTTGATGAAACTGGTATAGTATTAAACCTAAAAGGTCGTGCCAATAAATTAAAATATCAAACTGCCATGGATGTATTAAATGGATTAGAAGTTGATCCAAAGTTTCTTGGCGGAGACAATCCATATATTGATAGAACAGAACTAGTGCCAGTAGAAGACTTAAAGCCTGTGCCTGCTAGAGACAACCATTTACCAGAACCCACACAACTACAAAACATATTTGTCAGTAATGTAATTCCACACACTGACTTTGAAGCACGTATGCAGGACAAGAAAGTGTCAGTATACTTTCGCAAATACAAGAGTGGTGAAATCAGTTATGAAATTGTTGGACCAATTGAACAACGTCCACATGGTATGAAATTAGACAAGTATGGTCGTGAACGTCCTGAAATTATTAAATGGGTTGATCCCCGCAGTGGTGAACAGACTATTGTGCGTAATGATGGTACACTAACTCCACAGGGTCGTAAACTACGTGGATTGATGCAGAGTTTCAAAGTAAACACCAGCAATCAATGGGATACATGGATTGACAGAGAGTTTATCAGTTTAGGCGGCGACGGCGTTACTGATGTTTGGGACTTGACAAAATGATAGCACGTGATGCTGAAATACGCAAAGCCACTGAACAAGCCCGAGTCAGTGACACATTAATCCTACAAAAGATCAATGCCAGTCACAGAGTTGCTTTTGCTGAAAAGTTTCCTGGACAAATAGAACATATCCTACGCTTGTTAACAGAACGTTTACAAGCAGGATTAGACAAGCGTGATGGTGTTGAATTAGATAATCCAGATACTTGGAAATTATCCAGTAAAGAACTCAGTGATCTAAGCACTGCAATACATCACGTTTACATTGTTAAAGAAAAACTTGGTAATGTTCAATCTAACACATAATGAAGATTCAGCGGTAGACATAGGTGGAGTTTGGGTTGGTCCAGATCAATTTGAACTTCACTTTAGATTAAATCAAGACAAAGATGATTTAGAAATATTTCTAATACTAAGTCACGACGAATTAAAATCACTGGTAGATTATCTTGACACTAAAATAACAATGAATAAATTAAGGAACATGTAATGCTGGGCAATGATGTATTAATGGCTAGAGCATTACGTTGGGCAGTGGATGAACACGACCTAACAGTTGAAGCACTTAAAACAATACCAGGACCATTAAAAACAAAACTAATGGATCTAAGTATTCAAGTTGCTGAGGAAATGAAGTATAACCAACTTAAATACTTTAGACCATTTGAACACCAAAAGAAGTTCTTTACCACAGGAGCAAGCGAACGTAGAGGAATACTTGCTGCCAACCGAGTTGGTAAGACAGTAAGTACATGTTATGAAACTGCCATGCACCTAACTGGCATATATCCAGACTGGTGGGTGGGACATAGATTCACTAGTCCTATTACTGCTATGGTAGCAGGTGAAGGTTGGAGTCAGGTTGCATTGGTATTACAAAATGAATTATTAGGAACACAGGATGTTAAAATTGTTGAAAACTTGGGAACTGGTGCTATACCGCGTGATTGCATTGTTGCTGACACTATGCGTAATGATGGAGCCAACAATATCGGCTGTGAAATTAGGCATGTATCTGGAAGCAATAGTTATTTGTTATTTGCTAACTACACTCAGGAGGTTAGACAACTCCAAGGTTTCAAACTTAACCTAGCAGTATTTGATGAACAACCGCCCGATGACTTTTTCAGTGAGATTGTTACGCGAACTGCTACCACGCAGGGTAAAGTTTTATGTTCGTTTACTCCGCTCAAAGGACTCAACGGTCTTGTAAGTAAATTCTGGAACAAAGAAGAAGGCTATGAATATATTCGTGTAAGTTGGGATGATGTTCCTGAATACAGTCCTTGGGGCGAACCATTCTTATTAAAAGAAACACGCAGACAACTTGAGCGTGATTACTTGCCACATGAACGTGAAGCACGTATTGCAGGTAAACCTGTTATGGGCAAAGGTGCTGTGTTTCAACTTGGTGTTTGGCCCACATATAAATCTGGAGACATTGATTTTATGCGTATGTCAAACATACAACGTGTAATTGCATTAGACTTAGGATTGGTAAATGACAAAACAGTTATTAGTTTAATGTATTGGGATCCATATGAAAAAACTGCTTTCTTACATAGACAAATTGTTGTGCAGGGCATTGAAGAAGCAGTGCCCACGCAATATATCAATCATTTACTTCGTCCTGAAGTGTTTGGCACTCCTATTGTTTTACCTGCTGACGCAAACACTAGTGGCAGATACACTATGAGCAGTAGTAGCATCCGTGAACTATTTGAATCCTATGGACTTAATGTCTATGAAAAGGCAATTATGAATCCACCTGACCAACAGGGCAGAACAACCAATCACAAAAGTTATGGTATAAATCAAATGCGACAAATGTTGGAGGTAGGAAGTTTAATGGTCAATGAAAATTGCACAAACTTCTTGAGTGAAGCAACTAACTATTATGTAGACGAGAAAGGTCGCTTCAGTGATCCAGACGATTGTATTGATTCAGCAAGATACGCATTAATGGCTTGCTTGCAAGGCATTGCTGAACCTTGGGACAATCGTAGTCCACAGCAAAGAATGGCAGCACAGAGAGACAGATACATCAAACCTGATGACAGCAGTAAACCCGCTTGGAAGAAGACCTTCTCAGCAAACTAAGGAATAGACAATGGCAAAGCATGGACAATTTTTTGTATATGGTGGCAAAGCCGATCCATATGTAATAGACAATGAAGATTACAAAGTTAAAGTTACTAAGACTTGGGTGCCTTCCACAGAGCAATGGCATATATTATTAACCAGTGAACATATACTTGAATGTAAGTTTGAGTTATTCTTAACTGATGAAGAATTAGAGCATCTAAGGAGAATACTATGATTCCACCATTATTCATTTGTGCCATAGAAGAAAACACAATGATATTGTGTGAAAAACATGCTCAAGCATTTGAAATGGCTGCAATGGTAGCAAACACACCCCACACAGTCTATGAAATGGATGACAGTGACACACAATACTATTGTGCTGCCTGTGATCTAGCAGAAGTAAAAGACGAAATGAGTCGTCCACAAATTATCATGCCAGGAGAGTTTTAATGGGTAAGGGTAGCACACGCCGTAAAGAAAACACGGAAAAGATCCGTGATAACTGGGATGCCATATTCGGCAAGAAGGATCCTAAAGAACAAAAGCCAAAACAAGATGCCCCTAAAGAAAACGCTAAATAATACATTAGTTAAGGAAACCCAATAATGTTGGAAATCAAGAATACCCCTGTCAGTGACATCAATCAAAATAGAAAAACCAACGCTAATTTTGTGCGTATGAAGAATCAAATGGATGTCAAGATGGCAAGTTATCTGCGCTATTTAGGAACTAAGAATGCTGTTAACCGTGCTAGTGATTATCACTATTTGTGTTTAGCAGTTACAGACAGTACAGCACCTGTAAATGGTATTGACTATATTCATCCCAGCGTTAAGCCTGTTGTGGATTATGCCACAGCAGTTATTGCCAAAGGACTTATGCCCAATGGGGAAATTAACTTTGAATTTGTAGCAGACACAGAAGATGATGAAATAGCCGCACGTCAAGCAACTAACATGGTTAACAAAGTTGTTAATCAAATGAATGATCCGCACTTTATTTTAGAGCGTTGGATCATGGATGCTAACATGCACAAAAATGGTATGATGATGATCAAGCCAGTGCGTGAAAAGATTAATCGTTATGTAGAAACAGAAGGCACTCTAGATCAACTAAAAGCCTATGAACTACAAGCCGCTGAAAGTGGATTAACAACACTACGTCAAAGCAAGCGTCAAATCTCCGTTGACATGGAAAAAGCCATGGCAGAGATACAACAATTATTGGGTGAACAAGAAGCACAATCAGCAGAATCAATGTTGGATTTGGCTGATGTTGCCATGCGTCAAGCACCAGAAGAGTTTGATCAAGACTCAATGTCCACTGCTGTCAGTGACATGAAGTTAAATGAAATGGATAATCAACAACAGATTATCGCCGATGCTATCAAGCGCAATACAATTTATAGTGCCAAGTATAAACTAACTGGTTATTCAATCAATATTAAGTTTCATCCTATTGCTCAACACTACTGGATCTGTGATCCTACAGTGCCAGAGATGAAGGATCAACCATTCTGTGGTTACTACGATCCAATGACTATTCAAGAAGCAGTTGAACTATATCCAGGCATTGACATTGAGCACTTTCGTGTTCACGCAGAATACAATATGAATGGTGCTTACCAAGCAGGTTCAGTATTAAACAATCTAGCAATTCACGCACGTGATAGTGTGCCAGTTATGGGTATTCCTGTAAGCAGTGCCGCAAGTGCAGATCCAGATTCAAGACAAGTTTCAATCGTAACAGTATGGAACAAATATGACATTGATGGTGATGGCGAACTAGAACTAATTGAATTGATTTATTCAGGCAGTTATATTATCAGTGCTAGAGAAGTAGAGTTTATTCCTGTGGCTAATATGTGTCCAAAACCACTACCAGGCAACTTCTATGGTATGAGTATTGCTGAATCAGTTATTCCAATGCAAGAGTATAACACATCAGCAGCCCGTGCAGAAATACAATTAGGTTTACTAACAGCAACTCCTCGTATTGGTGTTAAGCCAGACAGAGTTGACTTTGAAATGATGCAGGATGGCGAAAGTGCTATCTTTATTCTTGATAGTAAATTTGATCCAGCAAAAGACATTTACCAAATGCCTCCTCCCAGTGGCAACTTGCAGTTCTTAGAAGTTGCTATGAACCGCATACAACAAGACACAATGGCCATGGTTGGTATGACTACTCCTCAGGATGTATTCAATCCAGAAGTTATGGCACCAGGTAACAGCGGTATCAAATTACAAATGGCACTAAGTCCAAATCAAATCATTCAGGACAATACTGTGCGTAACAGCGCAGAAGGATTGAAAGAAGCACTATACTTGGTATGGCGTACATTAATTCAATACGGTGATGATTATGGTGTTAAGAAACTAGCACAACAATGTGGTGAAAACAAAGAGCCAGTGTTCATGGATTATCAAAGTTGGGATGACATGGACTTCTGTGATAGAAAGCAAATCCGTTTAGAACTAGCATTAGGTATGCAAAGTGAAGAAAACGCATTGGGTCGTTTACAGATTATTCAAAAGTGTCAAAATGATTTATACACAGCACTAACTAACTTAGTTGGACAAGGCACAATGACACCTGAAATGTATCAAAAGATTAAAAAGCCATTTGCAGATACACTATACGTATTGGGTGTCAAAGACTGTAATACTTACTTGCCAAGTGATGATGAAGTAGCGGCAATGATTGAACAAGGTAAGGCAGCAAGTGCAGGCAGAGAGCCAAGTCCAGATGACAAACAGAAATTAAGTGTTGCCAACTTAAATGATATCAAAGCAAAACAGATAGAAATGGAAGTTGCTGGTCAAGATGCTGAGTCGCAACTAGATTTTATGAGTATGGCAGCAGGCGATCCAAAAGTATATTCCTAATTGCTAAATAACATATAATAGAATAGAACAGTATGATAAACGAAGACACAGTGGAATTTTACAACAGCAGACTCACAGTTGACCTAAGTCAACCCAGTAAGTTAACTACAAGTCAAAAGGACCAAGTTAAACATTATGGTAGTCTTGCTGAAGGATTATTGAAAAACAAAGATCTCGCGATGTTTGTTCATCATTTTAAATTTAGTCTTGCTGATGAATTAGCGTCCATTCGCAGTCATCAACCAGACGACAATGCTAGAAGAATTGCTGTAAGCAATGAACTTGCTGGTATTGACAATTTTGTAAGCAGCCTTAAGCGGGCTGTTTATTTAAAGAACCGTATCGTAAGCACTAACGAAGTGCCCGATATTAATTAAGGAAAATAAATGGAAACAACGACAAGTCCTAACACCGATACTGGTGCGGCCGCTGGTCAAAGCGCAGTCCCAAGTTTGGATTCTATAGCCGCTAAAATGACCGCAATGCGTGAAAACACACTGCGTAATCAAATTGGTGCTACCGAAACAACTGCAACAGGAGTAGATGATGTGGCAGAAGAAACATCTAACCCTGTGGCACCCAGCGGAAACGCTGACGCCGAAGTTGGTGATACCAACGACACAGAATATGACAGCGACGGTCAAGAAGCGGATGCCCAGGAAACTGTAAGCGCCGATAGTAATGATTCTCAAGCAAACGAGTTAATTGACTTTGTTGAATTTGCGGAGACTAATCCCAATGCTAAATTCAAGTTCATGAAGAATGGAAAAGAAGTCGTTATTGATGCTAAGAAAGCCGCAAGTATTTTAGGTCAAGGATCAGCAATACATGAAGAAGCCAGAGAACTTAAAGTTCAAAAGGCTGAATTTGATGAGTATCTAAAAGAGACTTATAGCAGACAGGAAGGTTTAACACTAGCAATGGAGTTTACCATCCAACCAAAGTTGCAAGGTGCGTATGATGAGATTTTGAAAACTCAAAATTATCAAACTACATTCCAACAACAATTGGCTAGAACGCAGGATCCAGGTGCAAGAGCCCGTATCCAAGCAAGTATGAATCAAAATGAACAATACATTCGCCAGCAACAGGGTTTGATTAATCAAATCCAGCCAGCAGTGGAACAGTTTAGACAGGTTCGTGCTCAGCAGGTCAGCCAAAGGTTAGATAGTTCACGCAAAGCATTTACAGACAAGGAATTGAAAAATGAATATGTCTTTAATGAAATACGTGAAAAGGTAGGCAAGTTGTGGCCACACGCCAAACAGGAAATAATTCCTGGTGTGCCAAATATAGATTTGATCAGCAGTGACGAAGCATTATTAAGCCTAGTCCGTGATGGTCTAAGATATAGAGATAAACCTTCTACTAAGAGTGCTGGTAGTTCTATGGCGGCTTTAACTAGTCGCAAAGGAAGTTCCAACACTGGCAAAGGATCAAATGATAACATTGAAAAACTTCGTGAACAAGCCAAGTCCGGTGACAAAAAAGCCGGAGACAACCTCTTAATGGCTCAACTTCAACGATTGAAGTCGGGCAGAGGTAGATAATTTAATTTAAGGAGCCTAAAATGGCAGAAATTACAACAAGTCAAATTGGTAACGGCACTACAGCATATGGTAGCGACATCGTTGTCAAAGATTTGGACCTAGATGTGTCCAACCGCGTTAAAGATGATACTCCTGTTCTAAACATGTGTATGTCTAAGAAGCGTAAAGTTAACTCAACTTTGCCTTTATGGACTGATGACATCTATCGCACACCTGGTGTACAAGCACAGGTTGAAGGTGCTACAGTTGCTACAAGTCAAGCGCAGAGCAATCAGCGTTACAACTTGGGTAACTACACACAGATTTTCAGCACAGTTATTGCCGCTTCCGGCACTGCTCGCGCTGTTATGCAATCTGGTGGTGATCCACAAGCATATCAAGAAGTCAAGCAATTGATTGAATTGATGTTTGACGTTGAACTACAATTGGTTCGCAATGATCAAATCGGCACTAAGTATGCTGGTCAAACAGGCACAGCCTCTGGCTTGCCAAGTGGTCAAACTGGTCGTCGTATGGGTTCATTGACTTCATTCGCTGGCACACAATCTTTCAATACAACTTCTGGAACAACAAGCGGTTTAGATTCTTTCTACAACAATGAATCTACTGACGTTGCTGTTCAAGCAAGTAACGCATTGCAGATTTATGCTAACGGTGCTCAGTTCTACAGTGGAACATTTACTAACCAGTTCTTCAGCCCAGCATTATACAAGCAATTGGTAACAGTTGCTGAACAACGCTACAACGCTAAGATCCGCACAGTAGTTGCTCCTACAAGTCTACGCACTAGTATCAGCGATAACATTGCTCAGTCACGTGGTATCAATCGTGTTGATTCAGCACGTGGTGATACAATTCAAACTTATGAAGGTGACTTCAACTACACATACGAAATCTTTGATTCTTGGATCATGGATTCTGTAAATGCTAACGCAATCTTCTTCTTGAATGAAGACGTTATCCAGTGGGGTTCACTACGTGACCTAGGTCCTAACAACGAAGTATTCAGTAATGCTGACGCTTCATTGGATCAGTTCATCATGGAAGGTACATTGATTTGCAGAAACCCTGCAGGCGTGGGCGTTCTAAACAACATCACAGCAGGCACTACAGCACAAGCCTCTTTACCAGGTGCTCGCCCAGCGGCATTGGTAAGTCGTGTAAACTTAGGTGCAGGCGACGTTACTCCTTAATTCTTAATAGAATTAAATGTAATACAAGAAAGGGCTTTCGGGCCCTTTTTTGCTGAGCCTTTGTTTGAACAGCATAAATACTTAACTATGAATGATATTAATAGACCAGAATATTTGGACGACACAGATCCAGAAAAGAATTATAACTACTACCGACAAGATCACGGTGGTATGATTACCAATCACAATGGCATAGCAGATAAGTTATTGCAAAATGATGACTTATATAAGTCAATGAAAGGTGATTGGAGCAGAACAAGTTGGAACAAAGGTAATAACATCAAAGTTACTACTGGACGTCAAGATGGTAAGTTCTTCATTACCCGCGAACAGCAAAACATTGAAGAAGTCAAAGAGCGTGTTAGAAACTATAGACATGCCGCAGAATTAGGTATTCCAGATCCAATGGCACCCATAGGTGATGATGGTAATTTAACATACAAATGGATGGAGTTGCCCACAGTTATTAGTATTCGTATCAGTGATCAATACTTTGGTGGTATTCCTTGGACAGCACTTAAAAATGATAGAACTATGAAAGCACAGTTTTATCGTGTAGTTGAAACTGAATATCCTGCCTATGTATGTTATCCAGGCGGGAAATTACCAATCCCAGTTGCAGTACCATATCCGCAACGAACAGGTTAAAATAAGGAAATAGAAAATGTTTGTAATCCCCTCAGCCAATGACTTAGTAGATTTTATCAAAGACTTTACTGGTTCAACTAATGACGCCGAAATCAAAAAATGTATATTTATGGCAGAATTGTCAATGCGTAACATTGAACTGCCCGCACTACGCAGTGACCCATATGCACCAGAAAACATTGGCGTAGCAGATGCCAATGGTAGAATTCCTATTCCAGGAGACATGAACAAGCCCATATTGTTTTTCAAACAAGGACAACAAGTTACAACTACTGCTACAGCCACAGGCAGTAGTGGTGCTTATACCATTGTATTAACTTCAGTGCCAGCACAGGCATTACAACTTAACATGGTAGTCAGCGGCACTGGTATTGCTACAGGTGCTGTTGTTAGTAATATTAGTGGCAGTGGTGGTATTGGCAGCACTATTACATTGAACACGGCTAACACAGGCACTGTCAGTGGCACATTAGTGTTTAGCACAACTGGTAATGCTGCCAGCCAAACTGGACCATGGATTGTCTATGATAGAATTGGTGACAGAGATATTATCACACAGGGTATGATTGCACAGTTATACTTACAACCAGTAAACGTGCCAGCAGTTATCCGCGGTAAATTCAGTGAAGTATATGACAAGTATCAATTCTTACCTTACATTGCTCAAGGTGATTTGATTAACATGTATTACTACAAAGCATGGCCATTGTTGTTTAGTCCAGTTCAAAATACTGTTATCAGCACAACTGGCACTGTGGGATCAATTAGTGGTAGTGGTCCTTGGACAGCCAGTATCACAGGCATGGTCAGTAATAGTGGATTGAGCGTTGGTAATACTATTATTGCTACTGCAGGCAGTGGTAGTTTAGGCGGTGGTGCAGGTGTATACACAGTAGCAAGTTTAGTTGGTAGTACTGGCATTACATTTACTGCCACAGGCGGAACAACTCCCACAGCAGGTACAATCACAGATATCACACTAACAAATCAAACTGTTCAAACCAATGCTGTATTGAATACATGGGCAGAAGGTTATGTATATAGCACACTGCGTGAATATTATATCAAACGCCACAATGCAGAAGATGCCGCAGTATATCAACAAAAATATGAAAATGCTTGGAACATTGTTGAAGATCAAAACAATCTAGGCAAATGGAGTGGTGGACACACACGTTTAACATCAGTATGGCAACCACGACAGTATCGCCAATACAACATCAAGTAAGGAATTAATTATGACAACAGGAACAGTATCAAGTGCCAATTCAACCAGTTTATACAGTAATACCACAAGTTTTACCACAGGCTTAGTCAACAGCAGTGTTTATAGTGTAAATGGCGGGGTAGGTGTAACAGTAAACCCCACAACAGGTAATGTTGTAGTCAACATTGGTCAAGATGTTGCCACTACCGCAACACCAACATTTGCTGGTGCTACGTTGGGTAATATCACAATAGGTGTTGCCACAGACAATACTATTACTACTACCACTGGAGCATTATATCTTAATAGTGCTGTTACCAGCGGCACACAACTTTATATTGGTAATAACGCTGATGTATTACAAACTGGTTTTAGCAGTCCAACAAATGCTGCTCTTTATACAGATAACGTTGTTAATGGAACTTTGTTTAACAACATTTATAATACCGTCAACAATAGTGTAATATATCCATTGCGTATAGCCGCTACAGCAGGCACTGCTGTAACTCCTACAGTTGGTTATGGTGTTGGTATGTTAGCAGAAGGCACACTTACTAATGGATCATTTGGTTCATTGGGAAAATTGAATTGGGAGTCTGGCAGTGTATCACCTGGCGACAACGATACATCATTTAATGTTTATACATATGGAAATAATATAGAAAAGAAAGTCGCAGAAATAAATGGAAATGGTGCTTATTTTGATAAACAAGTTCATTTATTTGGAGTTACTAGTGGATATGTAGAATTATTTGCTGGCTTTACTCCTGCAAATCAAACTTATACTTTACCGCAGGCATATCCGGCAGCCAGCGGTTATGTATTAGCGTCCACTACTGGTGGAGCAATGTCATGGGTTTCTGCTAGTAGTTTAGGCAATGTGACCAGTATTACAGGCACAGCCAATCAAGTTATTGCCAGTAGCCCCACAGGTGCAGTGACATTAAGTTTACCACAGGATATTGCTACAACAAGCAGCGTGGCTTTTGGTCAAGTCACTGTTGATGGTATTTCAACTTATAACACACAAACAACTACAACAACTTCAACGGCAACTGTGCCTATTAGTGGAACTACAAGAGCAAGTCAAAAGTCAGTTATTAGAATTATTGATAATGTCACAGGTAATATTCAAATGCTAGAAGCACTGGCATTTTATAAAGGCACTACAGCGTATCTAACAACATACGCTGAAATGTATACAAGTGTTGCGGCATTAGCCACATTCACCGCTAGTATAAGCGCAGGAACAATAAGTATCCTCGCTACACCAGCAAGTACTAATTCAACTACATTTACTGTAGCCAGAATTAGTTTAGATTAAACATAAGGATTGTGTGAATTATGAGTAACGAAAAATTTAAAGTAAAATTTGGTCTCGCAATAGGCGACACCGCGGCAACAATAGATGCTGCCACAGGTAATATTGCCACAGATGGCGACATAGATATTAAAGGCGGAGGTATAAACAACAGCACTGGTAATTTAGAAGTCACTGGTGGTGTAGCACCAGTTATAGTCAGTGATCCAAGTCCCAGTGTTTTAACTTTACAATCTGGAAATACTTACCTTACATTAAATGGTGGGTTTAGTGATGATAATAGTGTATTGTCAATGAGCCAATATGGATTAGGGTGGCATCATACAGCAGGCACGGTTTTTGGAAGTGTAAATGGAGATTGGCTTTGGAACGCAGATGGCACCACTGCTTTCCCTAACTATACATTCCCGTATGCCGATGGAGCAGCCAATGAGGTATTGACCACTGATGGCACAGGTAATATTTTTTGGGCATTGCCTGGTGGCGGTGGATCAACGTTTGGTAACATCACAGTTGGTGTTGTTGATGACCAAACTATCTCAACTACCACAGGTGACTTAAACATTTATCCAGCCTCAGCAAGCACTATGTATTTGGAATCTGCTAATGCTAATCCAGTATTTGCAGTTAGAAATACCAGCAACACCAATACTTCGGCTCGTGCTTTATCATTAAGAGCAGACAGCACTGGAACACCAGCAATTGGATTTGGAACATTATTAGACTTTGAAGTAGAAACTGCCGCAAGTAATTTTGAACGAGCAGGTTATCTTAATGTAAGAACAACTGATATTACTCCAGGCAGCGAAAACTTTGTAATGGGTTTTGGCTTAATGAAGAATGGTGCGTTTTATGACGATAAAATGACTTTAGATGGTGATGGTAATTTACAGATTGACAGTGACTTAACTGTTACTGGACAAGGTATTAGCACAGGAGTTCTTGATAGTGCAATTTTTATACAAAGAGATTCAACTGCTACTAATTCTGCACCAAGAGCATTGGTGTTAAAAGCAACTCAAACAGCCAGCGCACCTGTTGTTGGTTTTGGAACAAGTTTGGCATTTCAAGGACAAACAGATGCTACTACATTCAAAGATTCTGGATACATTGCTGTTAATTCAACTAATTTAACTGTGGGCAGTGAAGACTTTGAAATGAACTTTGGTTTAATGGCGGCCGGTGCCGCGTATGCCAATAAAATGACATTAAGTAGCATTGGTGATTTAACCACTGCTGGCGACTTGCGTATAAATGGCAATGACATCAAAGCCAGTGATGGAACAACAGCATTATCATTAACACCTACAACTGGTAGTGTTACTGTAGCAGGTGATTTATTTGTTGTTGGTAATGAAATTTTTAGTAGTGGTGGTAATAGAAATCTTACTTTTACTGGCACAAATGTTGCAGTAGAAGGTGATTTAACTATTTTTGGCAATGATATCAAAGCCAGTGATGGTAATACTGCTATAACATTAGCACCAATCACTGGATATAATCCAAATGTAGATTTTCCTGGTAATATTGTCAAAGGTGCAATTAGAACTGGTGCTGGTGAAGCCACTGGTGATGTATATCAACTTATCGGTCCTTCAGGACAATCAACTGGTATCAGCATTGATAACACAGACAAAGTTGCAGATAGAACAGCGTTAGTATTAAGAAATTATGGTGCTAGTTTAACCAGTGGCATTCCAAGAAATTCAATTATTGGTGAAGCAGCCAGAGGCACAGCAGCCACACCATTAAATGTGAATTCAACCAATGGATTAGTTGACCTAATAGGCACTGGATATACCAGCACTGGTTGGCTTAGTGATCAATGGAGTTCTTTTCCAGCCCTTGTTAGATTATATGCCACAGAAAACTGGAGTAATGGTATTAATAATGTAGGTGCTGGCGTGCGTTTCTTAACACAGCCAGTGGCCACACCTGCTAGTGCTACCAGTCTTCAAGTGTCATTTCAACAAAATCTTGAAACAAGTTTTTTAAGAAGCAACTCTTTTAATATATTAGATAAAACTAATAGTACTAGTTATGTGTTTATGGATGGCACTTTTAACTCCAGCCAAGTATTAGGTGTTACAGGTAATTTATTAAACACTAACAACCAGGCTGGTGCCAGTGTAGGTATTAGCACTAACTATAGATCAGGTTTTACTTCAACAGGTTCAAGCATCAGCGGAACTACACTGACCATTGGCACACAAACTGCTGGCAGTGGAGTAGCAGTGGGTCAAACACTTTATGGCACGGGTGTTGCCAATGGAACTACAATTACTGCTAATATTTCAGGCAGTGGCAGTGGATCTACTTGGACAGTTAGTATCAGCCAAACCACAGCATCTTCAGCAATAAATGGCAGTGGTGGATTAACATTACCAGTGAGTGGTGATAAATTAGGTAACTTCCGTTTTAACAATGTTCAAACCACTGGTGGTGCCTTTGCTCTTGCTAGTCAAGTTCTCAGTGAAGCCACTGAAAATTGGGCATTAAATGCCAATGGCAGTAGAATTGGTTTTTTTGCCAATAAACAAGGACAGAATTGGACTACTGGACATAGTTTAGTAGCAAGTTTTAGTCCAGAATCAGCAAATATCGGCAGTGATGTTATTATATTGGAAAACAGTGCTGGCAATGATTATTTGGTGCTAAACGGCACAACAGCCACATTGACCAACACAGCAGGTAATCCGTTGCCTAGCAACAACATCAGTTATGGCAGACAATATATTGAAGCATACAGCACACAGGATCAAACCAATCCTGTGGCCAACGCTGAAAACTTGATGTCATTTAATAACACAGGTATCAGCAATGGTATTAGTATTGTCACTAATGG